CTATGGCACTGGAGCTCAATCAAACAATAAAGTCAGCGTTGATCCAGTCACAAATGTATGGACCGTCAATCAAACGGACACAAACACCGATAGGATTACTGGCGCTGTTACCCAAGTAAATACGATTCAGACCTTTACGCCAACAAACCCAACGCGCGTAGTTGTCTCCCAGACCCTTACTCCCAAAACTCCCATAACCCCTGTAGCTCAAAACAGCGCTAATTTAGCGCTTAGTCAGCTATTAGCTCTTATCCAGCAGCTTCTTATTCAGCTGGGACTTAAATAATGACTCACAATGAATTGCTGGCAAAAATAGATAATTACACTTGTTGCTCTGGAGCACACGAACTTGCTCTTCGTGCAATAGTGCATTTGCACGAACCAATTGACTCTATTAGAGGAATTGTTTGCAGACACTGTTTTACTGACGCATTACACCGTACTGAGTTTTACCCCTGCCCAACTATTCAGACCATTGAGAGGGAGCTGGAATGACCCACGAGGAATTGCTGGCAAGCATAATTGACTACGGACAAAATGGTCCAATAGATTATGGTCAAATTGACTTATCAAAAGCCCTTTGTGCAGTAGTGAAATTGCATAAATGTTCTAACCCAAGATTTGATTTATTGTGCGATTGCGGGAAAGCGTACCCCTGCTCAACTATTCAGGCTATAGAGAAGGAGCTAAAATGACACTTGACTACCGTGATGAGATTAGAAGTGACATAGCTCACGAGTTTGGTTTAGAAGCTTTAGGTTATGACCTGCCTAGACCTAAGCTGCCTATCCAGGTAGCTCAGCGCATAATCTGTAAATACCCTATTGACGGTGCTTTGCAGCTCAAGCGAGAAAAGCTCAATCCAAAAGCTGTAGAGCTAGCTAAAAGGTATGTAGCTATATTCGGACGGTATTTATGATCTGTAGTCACGTAGCAGCTGGCAAAGTCGAATTGGACCCTCAGGGATCATTACACGGCGTCTGTAAATACTGCGGACTAGAGATCGTGGGAGCGTGGAAAAAAAATAGCTTTACAGGCTGGGAAACAAGTTTGGGAGTGGCTAGCAACTCCTAGAAAGAGCTCAGGGATTCCTGCCCCTGGGCTCAAATAGAGAAGGTCTCCTATCGGGGCTTCACGGGTGTCCTGGTAGGAGATCTTGTTACTTACAGGTAGAATTAGAGTTCCTATTCGCTATCTCTCATTAGGAGGACGAAAATGAATAGTCAAGTAACCGACAAAAATGTAAGTCGCTGCAAATGTGGCAGCTGGGTATATGCAGGTAATTCCTGCGGGGTATGCGGATCAGGAGCAAAGGCTTCCGCATAGTCAATAAGCCAAAAGTCCTTTTAACAGCCATCACGGTAGGACTTTTGCACGTTACAGGTGCTCAAGCAGCTCAAGCTCCAACAAAAGCTGTGCATATACAAATGTCTCCCAGGGCTTATAGCCAACACGCTATAGCTAAACAATGGAAAGACAAAGCTCGTCAGTACGCCTGCCTGGACCTGCTCTGGACGCACGAGAGCCACTGGAATAGTAAAGCTGCTAACCCTAAATCGACTGCCTACGGCATTCCTCAATTTTTGGATAGCACTGGACTAATTACAATTACCCAGTACGGCCTAAAGATCCAATAGTCCAAGTAACAGCTGGACTGCGTTATATTACAAAACGTTACGGATCTCCCTGCGAGGCCTGGTCTTTTTGGAAAACGAGGTATTGGTATTAAATGAGCTGGATAACCCCTGTAGCTCCTAGCTGGGAGCCAATAGATACACGTCCTGGTCGAGATCCTTTTGAGGACGACGACGAAGAGGAATGATCGACTCAGCTGTAGTCGATTTAGTTAAAGCTCGAGCTGCTGGCTACTGCGAAACCTGNGGTGGCCCAGCTCTTGAGTCAATGGCGCTGCACCATAGAAAACTTAAATCCAGAGGTGGCAAAGACACACCNTCTAACTTGATCTGGATACACCACAGCTGTCATAACTTATCAACGGACAGCATTCACCTGGCGCCTAAAGCAGCTACGGCTAAAGGCTATATGGTCAGCAGTTGGCAAGATCCAGAGGAAACGCCTATGCTTACACCCGAGGGTTCAATGGTTTTACTATTAAATGACGGCACTATAACGGAGGCAAAATGAGTCAAAATCAGATTTTTATTTCAGGCAATCTTGGATCAGATCCAGAGACAAAGCAGGTCAAAGACTTTCAGCTATGTACATTCTCACTAGCTCATACTCCCTGGAGTAAGACAAAAGGCAACGGCGAGACAATCTGGTTTCGCGTAAATATCTGGGGCGATAAAGCTGACGCTGTAGCTCGTGAGCTACGTAAAGGCGACTCTGTAAGCATAGTAGGCAAGTTTGGCGTCTCTAAGTACACAGCTAAAGACGGTACCGAGAAAAGCGCTAACGAGATCACGGCTAGTGACGTCTCAATCAACATTAAGTCAGCTCGTACAACCGATAGCTATGGAAAAGTAGCTAGTATTCAGGACGTCCCTGGGTGGTAAAACTTAGAAAAACCGAGTGGTGGAGCTGTGATCAGGTAACTGATTATTTAGGCGTCACCCTTAATAACCTGCGTCAGCTTCAACACAGACAGCGAATAGTCTGGAAGAAGCGCCAGGGTCGCAAGGTCTATTACCTAGCTGAGGAAGTCAAAGCCTACGACCGCAAGCGAAAAGGCAGTAATCACGGCTAAACTTTTGCTGTGTCCTTAGTCATAACAGAAGAAGTCTCTATAGCTGAGCTAGATGAGGCTATTAGCAATATGTACACGCAGCTGAAAACTGACGTGTATGGCAACCGTATGGACTGGCGCAAAAAACAGCTTCTCGAAAGCAGCATAGATGATCTTCTAGACGCGAGATTAGAAGCTATGCAAAAGATTCACGCTTAGACCTGCTGTAATAATTACAGTACAGTTAAGCGTATGTCTGATAGTTTGGCTCAAAAACCTGTACAGCTCGCTCAAAAACGTGCCAAAAAGGTTAAAAAAGATCTTGCAGTCCTGGAGAGAGAGCACCAGGTAGTAAAGCTACGGACAAGCGGAAAAACTTTTCAAGAGATAGCTGACCAGCTGGATTATGCAGACCCTTCTGGAGCTTATCTAGCCTGGCAACGAGCTATTACGCGTTATCCAAACGAAGCTGTAGATGAACATAGAAAAATACACCTGGCTCGATTAGAGGGCCTTATAGCTATTCTCATACCTCAGATCGAAGCTGGAAATCTTGCAGCTACGTCACCATTCTTAGCAGCTCTTAAACGTGAAGCTGAAATGCTCGGATTAGACGCACCAAAAGAGTCAAAAGTGGAGGTGACTACCTATGACGGAGACCTTTTACGTGAACGAGCTCGACAGATTATCAAAATTGTACGAGAGCACAGCGATACGGAGAGCGGAATGGGAAGCGACCCTAGCCAGACCTGAACAGATCCCAGACGAAAGTGAATGGTCTACCTGGCTCTATCTAGCTGGTCGAGGAGCTGGTAAAACTCGTATGGCAGCTGAATGGCTAGCCTGGGAAGCAGCTACTCAAAACGGCACACGCTGGGCGATCGTAGCTCCAACATTCGGCGACGTAAGAGACGTCTGCGCTGAGGGCAATTCAGGCATAATAAATATCCTGCGTGAATATAACGTCCTAGAGGATTACAACCGCACCTACGGGCATATAAAGCTGACTAATGGGTCTTTGATACGACTCTTCTCAGCTGACGAGCCTAATCGCCTCAGAGGGCCTCAATTTCACGGCGCCTGGTGTGATGAGCTCAGCTCCTGGAGATACACAGACACCTGGGACCAGCTGCAATTCGGTCTACGCCTGGGAGATCACCCACGTACGGTAGTGACAACCACCCCTAAACCTGTAGCTCTTGTACGCAACTTGGTCTCTAGAGCTGACGGATCAGTCAAGGTAGTTCGAGGTTCAACTTTTGATAACGCAGCTAACTTAGCTCCTCAAGCTCTGATCGAGCTGCAGCTGAGATATAACGGCACCAGGTTAGGACGCCAGGAGCTATACGGAGAGCTGCTAGAAGATATCGAGGGCGCACTCTGGACTCGCAAGATGATCGACGACGCCAGAGTTACAGAAGCTCCCAATATGACCAGGATCTGCGTAGCTATTGACCCAGCTGTTACCTCAGGTGAGGACTCAGACGAAACAGGAATGATCGTAGCTGGCGTATCTATGGACGGACAGTATTACGTGTTATTCGACGGCACCCTAAGAGCTTCTCCTGACGGCTGGGCTAGGAAAGCTGTAGAGCTGTATCACAAATACAAAGCTAATCGAATAGTGGCTGAAAAAAATAACGGTGGCGATATGGTGGGATCTGTTATTCACCACGTAGATCCGACAGTGCCAATTAAATTAGTAACAGCTACCAGAGGAAAACAAATTAGAGCTGAGCCAGTATCTGCGTTATATGAACAAGGCAAGGTTCACCACGTAGGAGGTTTTGATCAGCTTGAAGATCAAATGGTGAGCTGGACTCCAGACTCAGGAACTTCACCCGATCGTATGGACGCTTTAGTTTGGGCTATCACAGAGCTATCTGCAGCTTCTCCAGCTATGCAATATCTAGCTAGNAAAGTTGATTTTTGTCCTAACTGCAGAATGCCCTCACCAAAGGGAACAAACGTGTGTCCTAAGTGTCAAACCGCTATCATTACACCTAGCCTGTAATTTAAGGGGCGCTAACTTAGGAGAGACACGTGGGTCTAATTGACCGTCTAGCAAAAGCAGTAGCAGATCAAATTGAAAAAGCAGNACCTGGCTTACCAGCTGGAGCAGTCGCTATGACTGAACANCAAATGCAGCAAGCTTCTCAAAACAATAGCTACACNTCTAAACCTCTCCCACGTAACCCTACTTTTGGAAATGTACCTTTTGCACCAGGACTACCGATCACTCCTGGAGCTATTAACCCAGTAGGAAGTGACGGACGCGCTGATCCACGCCGTTATGAATACCAGGTAGCTCAAAATATCAACGTAGCTACAGAGCAAAAGCTTGTACCTTTTAAGACTCTACGTGGCGCAGCTGAACAGATCGACATAGTTCGCCGTTGTCTTGAAGTATTAAAATCAAAAATTACAGGCATTGAGTGGGATATCACTATTGCTGAGGACGCCTCAGAAAAAATTATCTCTGAAATTGGTGGAGATCACGTAAGAGCTATGGCTAAAGCTCGTGAAAAGTTTGCAGATGAGATTTATCGTTGTCGGACATTCTGGGAAAACCCAGACAAAGCTAACGGCTACACCTTTATCGACTGGCTAATGGTTTCACTTGAAGAGATCCTAGTATTAGACGCCTGGGCTATCTGGCCTCAGCGCACAGTCGGTGGAGATCTTTACGGATTACAAGTATTAGACGGATCAACTATTAAGCCACTTTTAGATGATCGTGGAATGCGTCCTATGGCGCCTAACGCTGCTTATCAACAGATCTTGTATGGCTTTCCTCGCAG